ATTGTCACTAACCTTTACGCATGATTTCAATATTTGGAACCATATTTTCACTATTCTTCATCATTGAGTCTGCACTAGGTATAGTTTTGCTTAAAATTGTCTTTTCAATTGACGTATCAGCTCTTAATTTTGCTAATTCTTCGTTTTGATCTAGTTTTTCATCTTGATTTTGTTGGTTCATCATTGTTTTCATCTTGTCAAGGTCCATTCTCTCTCTTGCTTCACGTTCTTTTCGATCATTTTCCATAGCTCTAAGGTCTAATTCTCTTGATCTTAGTTTTGCAATAGGGTCATTATCAAATTGTGAAGTAATTTTCTTCTCTTCATTCATAAATTCTTCCATCATCTCAGCAATTAACTGTGCTTTTCTTGCTTCAATCTTTTGAGTTATCTGCATTGCTTGCATTTGTATCTGTTGAGCCATTTGTGGGTTCTGTTGAGCCTGCATTTGCATTTGTTGAAGTTGTTGCATCTCATCTCTGTACTCTAATTCAACTTGTTCTTGCGACATTAAAGAAATATGTTCAAAAATATTTTTCTCTAACGATGCCATTACCATTGGATTGTTTCTTGCAATGTTAGTTGCCATGAAATTTAAGTGTGCAGTAATGTGTGATCTGTGATCTTGACCTGGGAAAGCTTGAAACTGTCTTCCACCTAAAGCATCAATGTGTTCTAACGCCGGATCTTTTGGTGTCGGCTGCATAGGTTTAACTAAAATACCATCTATATTTTTTACACCTAAAGCTTCATACATATTTCTATACGCTTGATACATGTTGTGCATCTGCGGATTTGAAGTTGCCAGTTGGAGTTCCGTTTGCGCGAGGGATATACGCTGTGTTTGTGAAAAAATGTTGGGGTCAGCAACTGGCAATATATCTACCCTATCATCAAAATCTGATTGCATAATCATTCTTTGACCCCCAACTACATCATACGGATATTGTTGTGGTAGATATAACTTGAATACTCTAGCCATAAGTCTGAATTCATTCTTTAAAGCCGAGTAAATTCTTTTGTGAATAGCTGACATTGTTCTTGATCCACGTTCTAATAATGCAACTGTAGTTCCAACTGCTGCTTGTTGATTACCATCACCAACTTGCATATCAGCAATTGATGCAAATCTTTGTCCTGCTTGAACAACAACACCCATCAATGCAAGTAATGTTTGACTTGGTTCTTTAAATGGTAACATCATAAATGAATCTCTTAAATTACCACCAGGTGCATCTACATCTCTAAACTCACCGGGTTGAATTGATTGCGCATCATCTCTAATTCTAATACCACGCATTTTAAATCCAGCAGGTAAATTAGATAAAGTTCCTGCATCTAATAATTGTCTTAATGCAGCTGTTGCAGTTCTACTTAATCCACCAATCATGTGAATTAAACCAAAACCATAAAAACCTAAACCTGGTAAAAATTTAAAGTGTACAAAATAATTTACTTTGTTTTTATTTGGATCGCCTACTTCATAGTTTCTTTTAATTGAAAGAATTTGACCAGAGCTTTCTTCAACAGTTACTATGTAAGGTATTTTAATTCCGGACGGCTCACCAGTCTCTTGATCTGTATCTTCAAAACCTTCTATATCTAGATCAACATGACACTCTAATAATGTAAAGACATCATCATTAGCAGTTTTTGACATGCCTTCTAATTCTCTCTCTTTTTTCTCTACATCAGATTCTTTGTCTCCAGGTTTTCCAATATCAATGTCTCTATAGAAACCTGCAACTTGTTGTTTTCGTAATTCGTTTTCTGAAATTTTTACACGATGAATAATTGCTTCCGCATCATCTAATGAGGTAGCTGTGTACGGAACAATTAAATCATCTGCTGGAACAAACTTTGATACTGCTCTTTGTTCCATTTCATCGTAGTATACTTTTTTAAATGTACTACCTGAAAGAGGTAAATGAAATAACATAGAATCAAACTCAGGTTCATATTCTTTCATCTGATCCATGATTTGATAATTCATAAAATCTTTTACACGTGATGCCTGTTGAACTTTTTCTGGAGTTTGTAATCCAATGATTTGTGTTCTAACCGGTCCATCTGCTGGAAGTAATTCTTTATAGGCTAATGCTTGAAACTGTGTAACAGCTTCTGCAAGAACTGGGTGAGTTGCGCCTGATGCACCACTAAATGGTTCTGTTCTGTTATCGTATTTAAAACCTAAAAGGTCTAGTCCTTGTGTGTAAGTTTTTTCCCAATCTTTTCTACTTGAGACATATTCTTGATATTTATTTGTTAAGTTAGATGCAAGTCTTCCAAGAACATCATCAGGTAAAAAGTCTGCAAGATTTGCATAATGCTCATCACCACCTTCAGGAGATGCAGCTTGTGGGTCTAAATTAATATCAACTGAACCATCTTCGTTTTCTTGAACTTCAACTGGACCAGGAGCATCTTGTTGCTCTGATACTTCTTCAATTACCTGCTCTTGAATTTCTTCTTCACCAGGTACATTAAATTCTTTTCGAGGCTCGTTTGGAAGTGCCTTGTCTATATTGTCTGCCATTTATTTTTTCTCCAGATTGTTTGACTGTTGTAACAGTATTATACTTAATATTCAAGCCCTGAGGCAGGGGTCCGGATTTAGGTGGTATTGTCGTTGTTAAACGTCTAACCATTAATTAAATCCCTTCTTACCTTTTTCTGTATCTGCACCAACCAACACGGGTTCTTTTCTAAAGGTTCGGGTCTCAGGATCAAAAGTGTCATATTTTTCGGTTTGATATTTACCCGTAGGTTTTCCAGTTTTAGGATCTAGATCCATTGAAGTTCTTATTCGATATCTACTTACTTTAAAGTCATCTCTAGGTCCTTTTACTACAAATGAATCGTTTAATGGATCAAGCATCGGGAAATATTCTTGGGGAATATTTTCAAACTTTAATGTTGGATCTAATTCTTTTTCAAATTTTTCATAATCTTTCCAAGCAGTTTCAAAATTATTTTGTTCAATAGACTTTATCATAGTGTTTAAATCTTGGTGATATTTTTCCGGTACTCTTGTTTTTAATGTTTGTAGGTTTTCTAAAGAAGAAGTTTTACGATTTTTATTTGGTATGTTTGTAAATCCTGTTAAATTTTTAGCAACACCTTCTTGCTCTCCAAACATTCTTACATTATTCCACAGCTCAAAAACTGAATTTTTAACGCTACGTAATGAATCAGAAACTTCTGCTGCTTTTCTAAACAAGGAAGCAATACCACCTGCAGAAAAACCTTGTCTAGAAATTAAACCACCATCAGCTGCCATGATTCCTTCAAACGCTTCAGGATCTCCTCTTAAATTTTGTTTAACAGCTTCTTGTTTTTCTTTTCTTAGTAAATCATCTCTTTGTTCATCAGTTAAAGACTCCAACATTTTTTTTCTTTCCAACATATATTTACCACCTTGGAAAATACCTTCACCTAATAATGTTGCTATACCAATTGGTGAAAGGGCTCTAGCATATTTTATAGCTTTTAATGGAGACGCTCCTAAATTTAAAAGTTTTTGAACAACTCTTCTTTTTTCGGGACTCATTTGTCTAACTATTTCTTGATTACCTCTTACTAAACTAGGAGCAAAAGCAGCCTCTGCTCCTAATGTTAGTCTTCCTTCTGATGTTCTAGGATCAAATACATCTGAACCTCCTAATAAATAAGTAGTTCCTAATACTCCAACCGGATTGGCTAAAGCTATTTTTGCAATTTGACTTGCAGCACCTTTATTAAACAAAGGTTGCTTAGGTGGTGTTCCTTTTTCAAAACTTGCACGGCCACCTGCAGCAAAAGGCATTGTTATAGCTTCTCTGACTTCTTCAACTTCTTCACCAGTGTAACCTGATTTTTTATAAAAGTCAGAAACGATTTCTGAATTTTGTAATAAAAGATTATCTTTATAAATTTTTTGTTCAGCTAAACTTAAATCTTTAAATTTTTTTGCATTGGGATTTATATTATTAATATATCCTAAAATATATTTTGGATCTACAGAAGACATATCTACAAATATATTTTCCGATTTAAATGTTTCTCCAACTTTAGGTATATCAATATCTATTTTTTGTACTCTATCACCTTGTGTTTTAGATAGATAATTTATAAATTTTGGGTCTGTGTCTTCTGGTAAATATTTTTTTAATTCGTTGGGACTTTTAATTATGTTTTTAACATAATTGTAATTTTGATTTAAATCGTTTTTTATTTTTAATAATTGTTCTTGTATTTCAGGTGTAATTTTTTTATTTTGAATTTTAGATAATTTATCAAACATCTTATCATATTTTGATTCATAACCTGATGTTTTAAATAATTCTTTATTTATTAATGGATCTTGATAAACAAGAGTATTTATTTTGTTAATGTTAGAATTTTTAAAAAGTTTTTTATATTTTTCTTCTGATTTACTTAAAGAATAAGGATGACCTGCATTATCAACCGCATTAGGTAAATACACATCTAAACCTTTCGATCTTTTTAAAACTCTATCTCTAGCTAGGTTTCTAACTTGAAATAATTCTGGATCAAATTTTTTTTCAAGATTATATCTTCCAGCACCCATATCTGATTTTCTTTCACCTTTAATTAATTTACTTTCGCTTTTCTTTACTAATTTATTAATAGCATCATTAACATCAAACAAACCTTGGTTTGTTTTCTTAACACCAAGATTTCTTAATTGTAATCCCAAAGAATCAAATTGAGTTTTACCAAGTTGAGTTAGTTTTCCTGTTTTATCTTTTTCAAATTTAATTCCTAAATAATTAGATAAAGATTGTTTATCTAAAAATCTATTTGGGTTATCTTTATCAACTTTCAAAGATAAAAATTTATTAGGATCCTTTTTCATTAAAGAAGTTGTTTCAGTATAAGACATTCCTTTAGTGGGTTCTGGTACTGAAGGTTCATAAAACAAAAATCTATCTTCATTTGAAACTTTTCTAGTTCCTTTTTCTGATTTAAAAATTCTTTGTTCTAAATCTTTAGTAAACCTTTCATTTAAACCTAACTCTTTATTCGTTTTAGTAACATTACCTTGAAAAAATTTATTTTTTAATTTGTTAAAAACTTTTAAAAAATCTTTGTCTTTTTCTCGATCTTTTTTTGTAGCAACTCCAATTTGTTCTGCACCTCCATAAGGATCTGTTCTGTTAAAAAAATCTTTAGTTATTTTTGTAGCATCTCTTATTCCAACTTTACCTGCTTCAAATAAATCTAAAGCTTGTTTTGCCGTTTTAGGAATTTGTGTTATCAGACTGGCAGTCATGGGATAACCACCTGGTCCTGTTGTAGATTCTTCTAATGATGTATTAAAAGGTCTGTCTAAATTTTTTCTTTGTAAATATTCTTCATATGTTTCTTGTGATGGATCATACTTTTCATCAAGTTCATCTTTTAATGGACCGGGAGTAAGATCATCTTTTAAATCTGCTACTTGTATATTACTGAAATCATTATTTGCGGTAATAGGTTCTTCTGTTCCAAGTGAAAATTCTTTTCTATCTTCTTCAATACCTGGTAACTCTTGACCATAGTTCTCTCTTGCAAAATCTAAGAGCTGTTGTTTTCTTTCTCTTAAATATTTTATTCCTTCTTCAGGTTCTATGGCTCCGGCATCGACAGCTTTATCTAAAACACTTTGTATTTTTAAAAGCATTTCATCTTTTGGAAAGCCACCAATAAAACCTTTTATAAAATCATCTACTTCTAGTTTGAATACTTTTTCAGTATAGGGTTTTTGTTTTGGGATGATCTGTTCTTG